AACAGGAGCTCTACATGCCGATTGGAGACTCTATCCGAGGCTTCGCTCAAGTCGAGCGTCGCTAGGGTACCGTTTACGGAACCCTCCCATGCGAGTTGTTGGTTAAACTCGTTGGACTCGTAGTTGACGAAGTTCCGGGCATTGTAATCTGCCTGGAACCCCTGTCGAAACATCGCGGCCAAACCTTGCTGCACGTACTGCATGTGCGTGGGCTCGAGCGCGATGATCCGTGGAGTCTTCATCGTTTTAGGCACAGAGCGGACCCTAGAGGGCTGCTCAGCGCCGGGTGGTAGGATAGTTACCGAGTTTAGTCTGTCGAGGAACCTCTCGTTGGGGACCAAAGTTCCGGTCTCCCAGTGAGGGAACTCCTTCTCTAGACGTTCGGTCCACAGAAGATGTACGTATTTGGCGTTGCCGAACACGTCATCAGCCGTGGCGCCTGGACCGTGCTTGAAGGAGAGATCACCGGTGAACGCGAGCTTACGCTCGCATACATCAAATAGATCTCCCCAGAGCACATGGCACATAGCCACAAAACGAGAAGCCCGGTAATCACCGAGCTCCTTGTCCGCCAGGCGAACTTCCGCGTCTGTTTGGACGTACTGTCGATATGAGTCATTGAGTCTCCTAGTTGTACAGGGAAGCTCAATCTTGCTTGTTAGCAAGCATACTTGCCGTATGGCTTGTATGGCCTCCACCGATGGATTGTCCTTCAGAATACCAGTACTGTGGTCGAATATGAGCTCAAGGAAACCTCGCAACAGTGCGGGGAGCCCTTCACCTCTCCGGATTCTTTTGAAGCCCGGGAAGTGTGCTGGAGTTACCTTACCTTCTTCGAGAGCCTGGGTTAGGCTCTTCTCGAAGGTGGGCAGAGTGATAGTTAAGAAACTCTCACCCTCATATTCAACGCGAGCGCGAATGGTTTGCCAGTCGCGCTCCGTGCTCACGCCACAACTCATCCCGGAATCAACCAGGACATGCCGAAGAAGGGTGTCGGTCGAGCTTTTCATGGCTCCTCCAACTAGATTGAAGGTGGTTTATCCATCTCCAGTCCATACTCGCCTTCGGTGAGAAATCTGTCAGTTCTCACCACTCAGAAGCTGAGTTACCCTTGCACCAGACGATGCGGTCAAGAAGCCCGTAAGGGCGTCCGCGACGTACTGGGCCTCCGTTGTCGTGAATCCCTGAACTGGGGTGTCGAGCGTGAAGATCGCGCTCATAGAGACAACCTGGTTCTGGGACGGCACCAGAGGGTCCGTTGTAGTCTTCGTCTGAGTGAGCCGAATCTCGCTACGAGTCCGTCGCCCATAAGAGTGACGGATATCGAGCTTGTAGGCTCCATCTGCGGTCTGATAGACAGCAGATGTAAGGTCACCGCCGCGTCGCAGAAGCGACTTAGCGACGGCATTGACCGTGACAGACAGTGGGTCAGCGAACATGGACAGACAACCTTTCGACTTGTAGTACAGTCGGGAGAGACTCTGTTTGAGTCGACGCCTCCCTCCCCAGGTTTCTTACCTGAGGTTGAGTGACGGCGCGCGGGTTTTACCCAGCGCCGCTAGGATGGCCCAACGCAACGGACTCATGTCCGGTAGGTTGATACCAAACCCGTAGGGCGATGCTTTGACCCGACGCATCACGCGAACGTGATGCTTAAGGACAACAGTGTTCACAATGTCTCGGCTATCGCCGGTACGAAGTGGACCCTGACGCGTCCAGGTACGTGTCGCCTCAATGAGGTGAGTGACGTATCCGTAGCGTAGTATCGTGTCGTTGCCGTTCAGGTAGGAAACATTCGTCATGAAGACGTTGAAGTTCCCAAACCAGTCCAGCAACCAGGACCAGGGCGTGATCTGATAAACGACGGACGGAGTTATCTCCGTTCCGAGGAGCTTGTTGGCTCTCCGGGCGTAGTCCGTGCTAGCACGGAAGAAGCTGTCGTTTATTGGGACGAATCTCTCGTATTGACCCGCGAAGCGGGCTGAGTGAGTCATCTCATCGATACACGTCCAATACCCACCATAGTTCTCAAGCCAATAGTACGGGTGAGGAGTTCCCCCACGCGTACCAAGGTTGACCTCCATGTACGTGTCCGGTTGGACACGAAGGGTGGTCTGAGAACCCAGGTCAAGCTTCCTCCTTGTAAGGAGGGAGGCTTGGTTGTTATAACGTTGTAACAAGATGTCACCCGTTATAACAGCTTGGGCCAACTTCTGCAGATCCCCAATGAAGGGGCGTATGCCGAATTGCTGATTCAGGAACTCCTGATCCAGCGCGTTGGGCCCTCTCCTGGCCAGGGCTTGCAGGGGCATGCGGGGTAATCCCTCATGTAGTTCCCCTAGAAAAGCAGCTAGCCCTGCGATGGGTCGATCAGGTAATGTCCCACTGACCGCACGTGCTCCCAGCACCTCAAGATCTGAGGTGCTCGGTTCGGCGAGGTCAGGCCACAAATCGACTCCGACGATGGATGGATATACCATCCCGTCGTAGTACGAGTTGGGGTACTCAAAGTGCAAGTGAGTAGGGTCCAGCTCATACCAGTCCTTCCTGGTCCAGAATTCGTGCCCAGTGTCGAGTCCACCGTTAGTAGCGTGGAACTCGTCACCGACACTCTTGGCCAAGTCGGATCCTGATAGATACTGGTACCTGTCATCCTGGTCTCCTCGACGGCTATTCCTATAGGAGTAGGTCGTCTGCGAGCCAGGAAGAACCGTAAAACCACTGCCAGACGCTTCATCGGTGTTGTACACCTTATTGAAGTAGTGATAGTCTGGAAGTCGTATCCCTGGTAAGGGGCGACTGTCAGTGACATACGGCATCTGGTCCTCCTACGTAAGATGTACCACGGGTTGTGGCACATAAGAGACCGGGCGGC